CAGCTCCACCAGTGCCGCCACCTGTGCGTCGGCCCACGCCTTGTGCTTTGCCTGGTCAGTCGCCATAGGTCCCCCGTAACAGTACACGCTGCGCAGCCTCGAACATCGCCGCCATCTGATTGGCGTCCGGTGCGTCCTCCTGGTCTGGGGGCTGGGCCTGCGCGGCGCGCTGCCGGGCCTCTTCGCGCTGCTGCGCCTCTTCCTCGCGCCGCTGCAGATCCTCCTCGCTGAGCGGTGGCAGACCGACGTCACCACGCAGCTTGTTCTCCAACTCGGGCGAGGGGAAGAAGCTCATGCCGGCCGCACCCATATCTTTGACGAAGGCAATCACCGTCTCGATATCGACGTCACCTACGGCGCCGAAGGTGAACTGCGGCGCCAGCGTCACGTCCATGCCGTTCAGCCGCAGCAGGCGCGGGATCGCATGGGCATTGATGACGCCGGCAATGCTGGTCAGCCAGGCTTGCAGGGCGCTTTTGAACATGCTGGCCTTGGTGGCGCTCAGGGCATAGCTGCCCACCGCCTCGTGGCCCAGCAGGATGAAATCAGCCAGAACCGACATGGCGATGCGCTGCTCGTAGCGCTGGATGATGGCGCCGGTATCGAACTGCCGATCGCCGCCCGTGGATAGGAGTTCCAACGTGTAGAGCTCGTTGCCGTTGTCGTCGCGCACCAATGGCCAGATAACGCCCTCTTGTTCGTCGCGACGGATGTTGGTGACAATCTCCTTGATGGCGGCAAGCTGCCCCCGTTCGGCGTCAGTTTCCGCAGCCAGCACGCCCGGCGGCACCTTGGCAACCGGCAGGCCAGCCAGGTCGCGCTCAATACCGATGCCTTCGATGTTCTCGACATTGCGCTTGAAATACCAGGCGCGGTAGGCGCTGCGCAGAACACTGCGGCCCTCGGGGTTGCTCTTGCGCTGGGTAGTGCGGAACAGCAGCGCCTTTTCGATGGGAATCAGCACCGTAGATGTGTCGGTGCGCTGCCACATGCCCTGCACGCCGCCGGTGTCGTCAAATTCCCAGCGCTCGCGCGTCTCCTGGCTGCGGATGGACCACTTGCGCCAGCCGATGCGGCCGTCGGCGTACTTGCTGCGCTTCTCTGGCGCATCCACGTCGCCGCCGCGCTGCTTGTACACGACCTCCATGTAGGCCCAGCCGTAGGGGAGCATAGTCAGGATTTCAGCCAGCGTGTCAGCCCAGTCCGTCGACATATCGCCGATGCACTCCTCGACAAACTGCGCCAGGCCCTGCGCAGCGGCGGATTCGTCGGCCGGCTGCACGCTCACCGGCACCCGGCGCAGCAGCATCTCGACGGCGAACATGATGGCGCCAACGATCGGGTCGTTGCCCATCTCGCGCACGACGGCAAGCCAGCGGTCGCCTTGCAGCTCGCGCAGGTACTCGTCGCGCACGACACCGCCGTCGCGGCTGAGCCCTGTAATGCCTAACTCACGGAAATCAGTTTTCGCCATCATTCCACCTGCTTGGTTTGGTCATGCTGCCGAATGTCACGTTTTGCGGGGGCGCTGCCTTCCCCATCAATTCAGTGGCGGTCCATACCAGCGCATCCATGCGGTTGGGCGAGGGCATGCCCGGCACCCATAGGCACATCTCGTCTTCCAGCTTGGGAAAGCTGCCGACGTGATGACCGCGCCCTTGCTCGTAAATTGCGCTGATAGGCTCCGCCCTGGTCTGCTTGCCCCGGCTGGCGTGCACCATCTTGACCGGGACGGACGCGTCGATTGTCTTGATGGTATGCGCCACCATCTCACCGCCGTTGTTCACTTCCGCTACGATGCGGTCGGCCTTGTGCCGGTGATAGGCTGCCACGGCCGCCGCCGCCCATGCCGTCGGACTACCCTGCAATGAATTGTCTTCCAGCACGTACAGATCCTGCCCGACCTTGCCGGACGTGACGATGCCGGCCTCATCGCCGGTGCTGGTAGCTGAGGGGTCAACCCCCACCACTATACGTTCCAGGTTGGGGTGCTTAAGCAGGCGCCCGCTTTCTATGATGGCTCGGGTCCATAGTGCGCCTGGTACCTCGTCTACGTCTTCGGCTTGGATCTCCATGCGGTAGGCCAGCGCCGTCATGTCTTTGGTAATTTCGGCGAGCGCCTCCTGGCTGATGTGCGGATTTTCTGCGCTGGAAAAGTGGAATGCCTGCCAGCGGCCTGACGTGTCCTCCTGCGCCCGTTTGAACATCTTGGCCGCGTGCTGCGGGTCGGTCGCCTTTGATGCGCTGCGGCTTTGCAGGCTTGGAGGCGTATAAATGAACACAGCATCGCCGTTGTTATCCAACAGCATCGGCGCGCCAACTGTGTTCCACGTGTCTTCTGACATGAGCTGAAACTCATCCAGAATCAATGTGTCAGCGTAGTCACCGCGCAAGGTGTCTGCATTCCATGCTGTCTTGGCCTTGATGCGCTGTTCCGTGCCGGGCAGCTCAATGGTGTGCAGCGTTTCGTTCTTGACGAAGACGCCGGCCTCGATAGGTTCATCCAGGGCCCGCCGAACATGGCGCCAGAATGCATCGATTTGCTCCTGTGTCGGTGCAGCGTAGAGCACACGGCGGCCGGCGAGGAAGCGCTGGGTGGCATAAATCGACATGCCGATAGTCTTGCCACCGCGGCGGCCGGCGCGAATGATACGCCGGGGCGCAACTGAGTCAATGAACTCCCTTTGGCGTTGGTGCGGCTCAGGCAGTCTTACTGTCAGTTCCATCGCCATAGACCACCTTGATCACCACAGGGCCGCCGTCTTTGCCAACCACCTCTTGACGCTCGCTGAATATCTTGTGCATCTTCCCGATTTGTACCAGTGCGGCCTGCTTGTCATACAGTTCGATTGTGGTGCTGACTGACTCCTCGACATCATCGTCGCCGCGCGTGCGCACGGTGCGGGTCTGGCTGAGCTTCTTGATGAGGCCCGTCTTTTTGGCGTCCAGGGCCTTGACGAGATCCACTTTAACGACGTCGCCGGTCTGCTCAAGAAAATCGCCGATGTCGCTGCGGGCCTGCTGTGTGACCAGGATCTGCACCTCTTCCGCCGACATGATATGTTCGGCCTTGAAGCGCTCGATTGCCGCCAGGATTTCAGGTTTTTTTAGGTTTTCGCTGCCGATTGCGCCGGCCGTGTGCACCGAGTAACCGGCACGCCTCGCCGCCTCGCTGGCATTCCAGCACTTCAGGTATTCAGCAAGAAATGTCGCTTGCTTACCTGTCAGTGCCATCGCCCCGCACCGCCTCTACATCGCCAGTCATCACGAATACGCACAGTGCACCCTGCGCTAGCGCCACCCGCGCCTGCTCTGCCGTCATCACCTTGTCGCTGCGACAGCGGCCCCGCTGTGTGTGCCCGTTGGCCCAGATGGCGGTTACGCCGTCGGTGTAGTCGCGGGGATCGGGTGGCATGAAAGGCGCAAACGCTGTCTCTTGTAGCTGCACATTCGTAAGCACAGCCTTGCCAACATACTCGGCGGGCAATTCCTTGCCGTCGGGCACAACAAGCATACAGCAGCCTAGCCGAGGATCGTCGTAGCGATAGACTTTAGCCATTATTTCGCCCTCCGCGTCACGCCGGCCAGCCACAGCAGGCCGCGGTAGAGGCGCTCGCCGCCCAGGGCCGCAATGAACTCGCGCCGCATATTCAGCCACGCCACATGCAAGCGCCTCTCTAGGGCGATGAGACTGTCAGGAAACTCGCGGGCGAGTTCTTCCCATTCATCGTCGCTCATGACAATTGCCCCTTGCCTTCCTGCTTCAACGCCAGGATCTGCACCGCATCGGCGATGCGCTTGAGCGAGTCCTCCAGGCGCTGCAGCCGAGCGTCAACCACACCCCGGCGCGCGGCGAGCTCCTCCTCGAACACATCCTGACGCAGCGAGAGCGTCTGGATTGCATCGACCAGGCGCAATATCTCCGGCAGAACGTCAGCCATCACCATCTCGGGGAGCGTGCGCTGGTCACGCGGGGCGGGTGGTGTCTCAGGCGCGGTGGGATCGTGGCGCAGGTCATGCATAGTGGTTGGCTACCTTTGCTGTGACGGCGTAGATGACGATGGGCAGCACCAGGATACCGGCGGCGAGAATGAG